ATCCGGACGAAGCCGTCACCGCCGACAATTGGAAAGCACTTTCAGTCGGCCAGATCGGCGACGAGGTCGCCCGAGATGGTGAGTTCGTCCGAGTGCCGCTTATCGTCATGGATGGTGCCACCATCAGCGAGATCGAGGGCGGCAAGCGCGAGCTCTCCGCCGGCTACACCTGCGATCTCACTTGGGAACCGGGCACCACGCCAGCGGGCGAGAAGTACGACGCCATCCAGAAAGACATCCGGATCAACCACGTCGCCATCGTGCAGCGCGGCCGCGCTGGATCAGAAGCTCGCATCGGTGACGGTGTGAGGTCGTGGGGCGCTGCCCCGTTCACCAGTGATCAGAAACCGAAAGAGGACAAGATCATGACCCTAAAGACGGTTACCGTCGATGGCATCCCGGTTGAAGTAACCGACCAGAGTGCCACGGTGATCGGCACGCTCCAGCAGCGCATCGCCGACGCCAACACCAAGTTCACAGACGCCGAGAAGGCACATCAGACGGCTCTGGCCGCCAAGGATGCGGAGATGGCGAAGAAGGACGCCGAGATCGATGCTCTGAAAGGGAAGATCCTTTCCGACGCAGATCTCGACAAGCGCGTGCAGGGCCGCGCCGACCTGGTCACCAAGGCCAAGGTCCTGGCGAAGGACGTCAAGACCGAAGGCCTGTCCGACGCTGCCATCCGTAAGGCCGTGGTTGTCGCCAAGCTTGGCGATGCGGCCGTCGCCGACAAGTCGGAGGCCTACATCGACGCTCGCTTCGACATGCTCGTCGAGGACGCCAGCAAGAACGGCGCCGATCCTTTCCGCACCGTTGTGCAGCAGGGTCTCACGCAGACTTCTGACGCCAGCACCTCCGCAACCGCTCACAAGTCCATGGTCTCCGAACTCGAATCGGCCTGGCAGACGAAGGGAGCTAAGTGATGCCTGCAATTCAGACCACTTATAGCGCCACGCACGCCCGCTGGATCGAGGGCATGAACCTCAACATGGAGCCTTCAGTCGTCGTCACGCGCCTCGCTGAGGACGTCGAGGGCATCGGCTTCGGCAAGGTTTGCGTTCAGGGCACCGCCGACAACCAGGTTGTCGACTCCGAAGCAACCGCCAAGTTCGCCGGCATTGCCGTTCTCGACACTACGCGACCAAGCGGCAAGTACGATCAGTACGACAACGTCTCCGTCATGAAGAAGGGCGTCATCGTCGTACAGGCCTCCGTCGCGGTCGCTGTCGGCGATGCCGTCTATTACGTCCCCGCGACCGGCGTTCTCACCAACGTCTCGACGGGTAACACCCTCATCCCGAATGCTCAGTGGGATACCAGCACCGCAGGTGCCGGCCTCGCTGCTCTTCGCCTCGGCTAACAGGAGCGATCTCGATGAACGCAATTATCACTCATGACGCTCAGCAGGTCGCGATGAGCTTCCTTATCCGTCAGGCCTCGCTGATCGAGCCGACGGTCTACGCGATGAAGTATCAGGATATTCAGTATCCGAGCCTCATCCCGGTCGACACTTCGGCGCCGGAATGGATTCAGTCCGTCACCTACTTCTCGATGGACTCTGTCGGCCAGGCGCAGTGGTTCTCCGGCCTGGCGCACGACGTGCCGAAGGTCGAACTGACCCGCGAGAAGTTCGAGACGACCGTCAGCATGGCCGCGATCGGCTATGGCTACACGCTCGAGGAACTGGGCACCGCTCAGCTGCTCGGCATGAACCTGACCAGCGAGAAGGCCTCTTCGGCACGTCGCATCGCCGAGGAGAAGATCGATCAGGTCGCCTTCGTCGGCGATACCGGCAAGGGCTTCTCCGGTCTGGTGAACTCTTCGATGCCGACGGCAACGACGGCGCCCGCCGACGGTGCCAGCTCGGCAACGACCTTCGCCAGCAAGACGCCGGACCAGATCCTCCGCGATATCAACGGCCAGCTCACCGGCATCTTCACCGGCACGCTTGGCGCGGAGATCGCGGATACGCTGCTCCTGCCTTATTCGGTGCTTCTCGATCTCTCGACCCGCCGGATCGATGCCGTCAATCAGACGACCATCCTCGAATGGATCGAGCGGAACAACATCTACACCCGTACCACGGGCCAGCCGCTCACCATCCGCGGCGTGTTCGGGTTCCTCGACACGGCCGGCGCGGGCAGCACCAAGCGCATGGTTGCTTACCGCCGCTCGCCCGAGGTGCTGAAGATGCACATGCCGATGCCGTTCCGGTTCCTGCAGCCTTGGCAGACGGGCCCGATCAAGTTCGACGTTCCGGGCATCTTCCGTCTCGGCGGCGTCGACATCCGCCGCCCGAAGGCTGTCCGCTACCTCGACGGCATCTGAGGAGGATCAGATCATGAAGATCACCAACACCCAGCCAGGCCCGCGCGGCATCAACACAGTCAATGGTCCGGTTCTCGTCGAGCCGGGCCAGACCGTCGAGGTCGAGATCTTCGCCCGCGAGAAGGCGCATATCAAAGCGTCTAAGTGGTTCGAAGTCGAAGGCGACTATACCGACAATCCCGGCGTCACCGCGGCGCCGGCCTTGAACGACGCCGCCCAGAACGTCGACGCCGAACTCGATCGCCTCCGCGCCCAGCTGGCGGAGCGCGATGCCGAACTGGCGAAGCTTAAGGCCCAGGACGATCAGCCGAAGACGGCCGCCGAAGTCCTGGCAATGGCAAACGACCCGAACGTGCAGTTCATGTCCTTCAAGTCGGCGGCGTCCAAGCTTCTCGGCGACAAGACGCCGGCAAAGAAGGACGAGATCGTCGCCGCCCTCGAAGATCTGGCAACCAAGCCTGGCGCCTAGGCGCCAGGTTCTATTCCATCGGAGATTGACATGGCTGGATACGGCACGAACGACGGCTTCACGGCGTACGCAACCGAAGCCGGCTATGTCTTTCCCGATGGCACGACCGATGCCCAGAAGACCGCCGCACGTCAGCGGGGTTTTCTTGTGATCGATCGGTATGAGCCGAAGTTCAGCGGCCGGCGCAGCGGCGGATACACTCAGGAGCGCGCATGGCCGCGCACCGGCGCCACGACCTACTACGGCGAGGCTATTCCTTCGAGTGAAATCCCGGTCGCCATCGTCAATGCTTCCTACGAGGCGGCCTTCCTTGAGTTGACCAACCCGGGCAGCCTTTCGCCGGTCGTCACCGGATCGCAAACGGTGAAGCGCGAGAAGATTGGACAGCTTGAGGTCGAGTATTCATCCTCTTCTTCAACGGATATCGAAGATGTCGTCGCGCTCGCCACGCCTGTCGTCACCACGATCGAGGGGCTCCTCTGGCCATTCCTGACGCCAGTCTGGCCGGGTGCATTGGTGGTGTAGCTATCCCGGTCAGAACACGCCCAGAGATATGAGCAACGAAACTGCACCGACGATTAGAACGACCATCTGGGCCATCTGCTTCATCGTAGAGTCGATTGGAAGCTTCTGCACGAGATAGAGCACCACGACGACGAAAAGAATTGTGACGAGGATGCTGATTGCGGCGGACATGTCCCCCGATCCTTGAAAAAAGAGCCTTGCGGCATGAAGGCGTAAATATGGCTGAGCTCTCGAAAAGAAAGGGCGGAGGATGGCGAACCCAATCTATGCACGCCTGCAGGCGACGGCGCAGTGTCTCATCGCCAAGTATGGGCAAGCCGGTGCGGTGAAGCGCGTGACGTCTCCGGATCCTGTCTATGGGGGCGAGCCAGTTGTGACGTCCTATCCAGCCACGCTGGTGCCGATGGCCTACGAGGCCCGCTACATCGACGGAACGGTCATCCAGAACGGCGACATGCAGATTTACATATCGGCGGTCGGTCTCTCGATCGAGCCGACGGTCGGCGACATCGTCACCGCCAACGGGGCGGATTACACCATCGTTGCTGGCGACCCCAACAAATATGACGGCATCACGCCGGTGGTTTTCATCGTGCATGGGAGACTGGCACAGTGAGTATGCGTTTTGCCAGCGTCTGGTCCTTCTCGAAGGGCCGCCCCGCGATGCACAACCTGATCTCACGGCAGGTAGGCAACAAACATGTAGACGTAGACGCAGACCAGGATGAGTAACGCGGTACCGACGATGATCGGAGCCGAGTACTTCTTCATTGAGCCAGCCTCAGTGCATTAGCGGAGCCTTCTATAGCATGGCTGGCACGTTTCGCTGAGCAATTTCGGGAGCCAAGAAGCGGCCATTACCCCGCCTGCAGGTTGGCATTAGGGACTTGGAAGCAGTTCTGCGAAAGGCAACCGCATGACATTGGACGAGTTGCTGTCCACCTATGAGCCGCGCCTTGCCGCGGCATTTCGAGAAGCGATCGAGACGATCAAGTCGACGGCTGTTCTCGCCCGCGTGGTCGAGCGTCTCGATCGTGGTGACGTTAACGGTGCTGTTGAGGCCATGCAAATCGAGCCCGAGGCGTTCTCCGCGCTTGAAATCGCGCTGCAGGAGGCATTCAACGCCGGCGGCACCAATGCTGTCGGCGAGTTGCCGAAGGTCATGGACCCGCAGGGCAACCGCGTCATCTGGCGCTTCGGCGTGCGCAACCCGACTGCCGAGGCGATCTTGCGCGACCTGTCCTCGACGATGGTCATGCACATCACCGTTGACCAGCAGCAGGGCATCCGCCAGGCGCTGGAGCAGGGTCTTGCTCGCGGCGCCAATCCGAGATCAACGGCCCTCGACGTCGTCGGCCGGCAGAGCCGCGTCACCGGCCGCCGAGAGGGCGGAGTGATCGGCCTTACCCGGTACCAGATCGAGTTCATCGAGCGCGCCCGCGTTCATCTGGCGTCCGGCGACCCGGAACTGATGAACCGGTATTTCGAGCTCAAGACGCGCGACAAGCGTTTCGACCGGACCGTTGTTGCCGCGATCAGAGCGGGCAAGCCGGTGACGGGCGAGACGCTCACCAAGATAGTCGGCCGGCTGCGCGACAAGAACCTGCTTCTCCGCGGCGAGATGCTGGCACGGACCGAAACCATGATGGCGCTCAGCTCCGCCCGCGACGAGGCAATGCGGCAGCAGATCGAGGCCGGCAAGG